GAGGGGCCGATGTACTTGCCGCCGCCGGGGCTCGGGTCCATGCCCCCGCCGGGACCCGGGTAGATGTTGGCGATGCGTCGCAGCAGGGCGCGCTGGTCGCGGGCGATCATCAAAGCGCGACGCTCTTCTTTGGTGCGGCCGCCATTGCTGTAGGCGTGGCCCATATCCTGCCGTTGCAAGATGTCGTGCACTGTTTCGCTTACAGGAGCCTGCGGGTTATCAGCCATAAAATCTTGCGCGGCTTGCTGAAGATGCGCATAGCCCGGCATGCCTCGCGCAATCTTGGTTAGCTGGTCGGGGCGCATGCCCATCAACGTCGGCTTTGTGTGGGTGTTTTCCAGCGATGCACCCCATCCGCCGGGGCGCACATCGCTTGCACGATAGCTTCCGCCGTCTTGCCGCGGTTTACGCGCGATCATCAGGGCGCGGCGGACGTCCTTAGCCACGCGGCACCGGCTTCGGCTTCAGCGCCGCCAGCATGCGCTCGTGGCCGTGCTGCGCCTCGCGTTCGGTCGTCGCGTGCGCCTGCGAGGTCTTGGCCTTCATCAGGTCGCCCACCAGCTTCAGATTGGCCTCCTGCAGGTCGGACTGACGCTCAAGGTCGCGGTTCTCGTCTTCCTTCAGCGCGCGTTCCTGCTTGAACTGCACGTCCTTGGCCTTCGAGGCGATGTCGGCCGCCTTCAGCGCCAGCTCTTGGCTCTTGTCCTCGGGCGGCGCCAGCCCCGTCGGGGGCTTGCTGGCCTCGATCTGCAGCTTGGCCTGCCCGAGCTGGCCGTCCTGCTGCAGCTTGGCCTGATCGAGCTGCATCTTGCCGGCGTCGGCCTGCGTCTTCTGCTGCAGTGCCTCGCGCTTGATATGCTGCTCGCCGTGCTTGAGCTTCAGCTCCTCGATGCCCTGCTGCACTTCCAGCGGCGGCCGGTTCATCGCGCTCGGCGGCACGAAGAACTGCTCCGGGTTGTTCCATCCCAGCGCCTGCAGCGCAGCCGTGTCGACGGCAATCGGGTCGTACAGCGTCGGGCTTGAACTCTGCAGTTGCTTTAGCGCCATGACCTTGATGATGCGCTGCGTGTGGCTCGCCGTGTTCGGGTCGGCCTGCGGCACCAGCGCCTGCGCGTACATGTCGAGCGCGTCGGTGAACGTCTTCTGGTCCCACGGGAAGGCCGGCTTCCGGTTGCGCTGCCAGAAGCTCTCGGGATGCTCCTTGAAGCACTTGACGAGGAGCTGGAACTCTTCGGCCTGCGAAGAGTGCATGCGCTTGTGGACGCTGTTCAGGATTTTCTGCGACTGCTCGATCAGCGCCAGCGTCGTGCCGACGGGCGCGTCGGCGCGGCCCTCGCCAACCGCCTGCTCGGACGTGCCGCCCAGCCGCTGGCCCGTTTCGACAATGTTCTGCACCAGCGACATGAGCGCCGCGGACGGTTCCTTGTACGGCAGCGGCGCGATTGCCTGACTGATCGGCATGCCGCCCGTCTTCACGAGCGCGCCGCCGCCCGGCGGGACGCGGAAGATGTTCGTGTTCTGGCGTCCGCCAGCGTCGCTGAACAAGAAGCCGGGGAAGTTGGCGTACATGCCCGCGTCGAGCAGCTCGCGCCACGCCGCCGTCACGGCGTTGGTCGTGTTGCCGAGGATGTGCAGCAGGCCGATGGGGTAGAAGCCGAAGCCCGGCACGAACGTGTACGGCACGAACACGGCGCGCGCCTCGGGCAGCTCTGCCGTGTCGGGGTCGTAGTTGCGGACGATGCTCAGGATTTGCTTGCTGGTGACGTCGATGGTGACGCGCCACGGGACTTCAAGCCCGCTCTCCTTGCCCTTCCACTTGTGCTCGTAGCCCTTGATGTTCAGCTCGCAGTAGCACTCGTAGATTTCGCGGTCGCGGTCGTCCGGGTTCAACGCTTCGGGCTGGACGCCCTGCTGCGCCTTCTTCTCGCGCTGCGCGCTGTCGAGCTGCTGCGGCGACGGCGTCGAGAGCGAGATGTCGCGGTAGACGTCGAGGATTTGCAGCCGCTTCACGGTCGAGGGCCGCATCATCACGCGGTGCGTCACGCGCTTGGCGCTGCGGATGTCGGTCGCGGCCGCGTTGACGATCAGGTCCTCGGCGTCGACCGTCTCGCTGATCGGCCGGTTGCGGAGCGGACAGAAATACACCTTCTTGAACGCGAGGCCGCCGAAGCCAAGCATCAGCAGCATGCGGTCGGTGTCGGGATAGTACTCGGTGGCGATGGCCGTCAGGTAGTGGTTGAGATCGCGTTCGAGCGCGTCGGCCATGCGGTCGGTCTGGAACGAGGCGTTGTTGTCGTCGACCCTGATCTTGATCGGCCCGTCGGTCGGCAGCAGCTCGGCGCGCGCGTTCGCCTGAAAGCGCAGCACGGCTTCGAGCAGCAGCGGGTGGCGGACGCGGTTCATGCCCTCGACGGGGGCGCCCTCGGCGGAACCGCCGATGCCGGGCACTTCGATCTTGAGGCCCAGCAGCTTGATGCCCTGCGCGCGATCCTCGATCCAGTCCCTGCGACTGTCGACATCGTCGCCGATTGCGCGGATCAGATCGTCGGCAACGCGCGACAGCTCCATCCCGTCGATCTTGGCGGCTAGGTTTGCGAACCAGCCCTCGTCGTAGGCGCTTTCGGCCTCCTCGACCGGCTTGCCGTCGAGGCTGATCGTGATCGAGCCGTCGGGGTGGTCGATCTTGACGACGTTGCCCTGATCGTCGGTGTGCTCGACGTCGGCATTCTCCGGGGCGTTCTCGACGACAACATCCTCGCCCGGAGGCAGCGCATCGGGTTCGGGCTCGACCAAGCGGATGTTGGGGCTCAACCCCGGCACTAAAGCCATTCAAAAACCTCGCAGGGGTAGGAGATTATCACATCAAGCGGCTGGCATGCTAGTGACAGAATGTCAAGCCCCGCCTATATGCCGTACAGGTTTTGCGGCGGCGCGCCGCGGTGGCGCAGGCTCTCTCCGATTTCGGCGATGTGCTCGGAGCTGCGCGTCAGCATGTTCGTCAGGCGCAAGTGCGTCAGGCACTGGCTCGCGGTGTCGACGAGGTCATCGTGCTTGCCGCGGGGGAACGTCGCGCACTGCCCGATGACCATCTCGGCCCACTGGCGGTCGGGCGCGTAGATCATGCCTTCCGCGAACAGGTGCTGCACCGCGTAGACGCGCGCGACCTTGTCGAGCGCGCCGGGATTGACGAGCTGCACGGCGAAGCCGTCGTAGCCGAAGAGGCGGCGCAGCTCCTGCGCAACGCTGTGGCCTGCCGCCTTGTCCTCGATCAGGAGCCGGTCGACCTTCATTTCCTTGCACGTCTTCTGGACGCGCAGCACGAGGTCGTGCAGCTCAAGGCGCTCCTGCCACGCATTCATTAACATCACCTTGGGCGACTGGTTCGCATACTCGCGCGGGTCGACGTTGACCAGCCGCTCGCCTCGTATCACCTGCTTCGACGGCACCGCGACGGTGTCGGACGAGAACACGCCCCAAACGGTGAGCGCGCTGAAGTCGTTCTCCTGCTTCGTCGTGAATGCAGTGTCGAGGCTGGCGACGACGTAGTCGAACGGCGGGAACGCGGGCGCATCGTGGAGCTGCCACCAGTCGCGCTTGATGATGCCGCCGCCCTTCGGCTCCGGGCGCTGCTGTAGCTGGCCGGCGGCCTTCCACGGGCCAAGCCGCTTCTTCAGCACCTCGACCTGCTCGGCCGCGAACCGCTCCTCCCACAGCAGCTCGCCTGCCTCGGTGCGGGGGTCTTCCCAGCCGATGCTCGTCACGAACGCGCGCTCGGGCTCGTACTCCATCGGCAGCATCAGGTGCGTCCAGCCCTCGTCGGTGTCGAGGATGTGGCCCGTCAGGTCTTCCTCGCCCAGCCGCTGCTGGATGACGATGTAGGCGCCGGTGCGCGCGTCGTTGAGGCGCGTCGACATCGTGCCGTCCCACCACTCGTTCGTCGTCTCGATCAACGCCTCGGACAGCGCGTCGTTGGCGGCGTTGGGGTCGTCGACCACGATGATGTTGCCGCCCTCACCCGTGACGCGCGCATCGACGGCAGTGATCAGCCGCTCGCCTCGCTTGTCGTTCTGGAACCGCCCCTTGGTGTTCTGGTCACCGACAAGATGAAAACGCGAGCCCCACAGTTTCTGATACCACGGGCTCTCGATCAGGCGTCGCGTCTTCACGCTGTCGCGCATCGCCAGCGACAAAGCGTACGACGCATGCAGCAGCGGGACATGCGGCCCCGCCGTTGGCGACAGCTCGCGCTGCGTCCACACCCACGCAGGAAAGCAGACGCTGACGATAGTGGACTTACCACAACGCGGCGGAATGTTGATCAGCAGCTTTCGTATGTCGCCGTCGGCGACAGCTTCGAGATGCTCGCACATCGCTTCGAGCGGCCAGCCGGGTGTGAACGGCGACGGGTCGACGTAACGCCACGCCCGCTGCACGAACGTGTAGAGCGACGTCTCGCACTCTGCGCGTTCGATCTCGCGCAGCAGCTCGAACGGATTGGTGTCGGTCAGGCTCACTGCACGGCCGCGCGCTGCCCCGCGTAGTACTCGCCCGTGAGCACTCGCAGAACATTTATCTGGTTGTCGGAAATAAGCCACATGGCGGCGTCGCTCGCATCCGTTTGCAGTGTTTGTTCCGCGCGAACACTCC